CTTTGCGCAGGGATTTTATGATTTGAATACATCACAAGCTTACAATGCAGTAGAGTACAAAAACCCGGCCGGTGATGTTATCACAAAGGAACGTGATAGGGCAATTACTTCTTGGATAATGCCATTGACCCCCGATACAGCGGCATATGATTTAGTTAAATGGCCTCCGAATAATGGACAGCCGGGAAAATATTTGGAACCAGCGGATGGGTTAACGCCACCAGCAAATTATAAAATAAAAATAAAGGGATCAAGAAGATTTGGGATGAATGATATTTTTGTAATATCTCGTCCAGGAGCTATGAATTTATATGCTAAAATTATAGATGATAACTATGCGGCACAAGGAGTGTATTATTGCAAAATTGATCAAGCTGTTATTGATCATTTAAGTTCATTAAGCACGAATTGGGAAAGTATGAAGGGGTACAAAGCGCAATTAAAAGACAGCATCACGCTATTGGATGGCATAAATGAAACTGATACAGGATTTACTGTTAATGTGTTTGCAAACCAATACATAAAGATTACGTATGGATCTCAAACTCACATTTCAATACTTGATACCAAATTAGAAGATTATAACTGGTATGGAATGGTTGTGAATATTGGAAACACATGGGGACAATACAACGTATATGTGTGGGAACAACACCCATCCGATGATGTTTCAAAGTTGAGAATTAAATTTTACGAAACCCTTCTGTTTACGCCAGAAGATACTACGGTTGATAGGTACACTGTCGATAAGTCGCCAGCATACATCACGAACATACGATTATTTAAAACCACGATTGAGGAAGAAAAACAATCTATTGAATTGTTATCATATTTCTCAAAAGATGCTGATCAAGCACTGATTCTCGATAACGTAGATGCTAAGTTTAGAGCTCCTTACATAAGCAAACAACGATAATGAAACTTGTTAGAGAAAGTTTAAAGGATATTTTTGTTCCGAGAGATATTAGTAACATAAAAACAAACATTTTACGTAGATCTAAAAAATTTCATGATGAGTTTGATAAAAAATACTTGGATTTTTTTAATTCCGGTGATGATATCAGGGAAGTAAAAACAAGAAACCCTGATAAGTTTTTTGGGATATCAACCGGAAAAAGATTAATGATACTCGATGATGTAAATGAAGATACTGGAGAGGTTTATTCCCTTTTAATCAAACGAGAAGATTATGACGCACTAAAGAATATGAAGAACAAGCCAAAAATATTAACATATGGTAACGCTCTTCTATTTACACCAGAAGGGCTTGATGAAATTATCAATAATATATAATAAAACACTGTTAAATTTTTGTTAAGATGAAAATTAAAGACGAGAGAGAAGAGCTTGAAAAAATGATCAACCAAAGTTCTGAAAAAATAGGTAATGACCCTAAAGATATCCCTGAAATGGGCATGGAACCTGCGTTTGATACAGATTTCGAAAAGGTTCAAAAAGAGTGTACAAGGAAAGCTAGAAAGATGATCGGTCACGCAACAGGGTTTATGTTGTCAGACGAACTTGTCAGAGACAATCCATACCTTAGAAACAAAATGGATGTTGATGTAATTTCATTGGCTGGAATGTTGTATCAACTTGAGGTCAGCAAAACAATGCAAACTGCACTCATGGAAGAGGCGAGAGCCGGTGCGTTGCACCCAAGAATGTTTGAAGTTTTTGGATCACTAACCAAAACCATAAGTGAATTAAACAAACAATTACTCCAAACGGTTGAGGCTATTAAAATTACGTATAGAGAATTAAAGATAGACATACGCGAAAAAAATCAAGACATGGCCGCCCTTAGTGAAGGTAAACTCACCAAAACTGATAAAGGTATTATTTCTCTCGGCACAAAAGAATTAATAAATCAAACAAAAAGGTTAAAGGCTGCACGCAACGAGCAGAATATACAGGACATTGAAATTGAAAAATAATGGCATCATCAATTGTATGGAACACAGAAACTGTCAACGAAACTGTCTACAAATTAAGGCAGGGCGCTAATGTTGATTTAGGATGCTTTCACGAGAGAAATCCCGAGCTGAAAGCGGCCAATATCTTGTTCCAACTTACCCACGAAGAAGAGGATGAATTCGTACGATGTTCTGATGATATCGAGCATTTTGTTGAGACTTATTGTAGGTTCCTAACTGACCGTGGAAGAACAACTGTAGACCTACGAGAATTCCAAAAAGATATTTTAAACACGCTTGGGGAAGAAGAATGGCTGACTGACCTAGAAGATGTGGGTCCCATAGTGAGAAACTACATTCTTATGGCATCTCGCCAGACCGGTAAAACAACCACAATCGCAGCGTACTTTGCGTGGTACTTATGTTTTCACACTGACCGAAACCTTGCGATTCTTGCAAACAAGCAAGTAACTGCATTTGAGATTGTTAGTAAAGTAATGGACGTGTTTAAAGGGCTTCCATTCTTTTTAAAACCGGGCATCGTTCGCTCCGGAGCAACAGGTATGGGTCTTGATAATGGATGCATGCTTACATCACAAGCTACCACCAAAACAGCCGTACTTGGTTTTGCTATCCATGTATTATACATCGATGAATTTGCACACATTCAACAAAACATCGCGAGAGAATTCTGGCGAGCAGTCTACCCAACCCTTTCTTCATCCATAATTTCTCAATGTATCATATCATCAACGCCCTATGGTCAAGATAATTTATTTTTTGAGATATGGGACAAATCAGTGAAGGGACAAAATTCATTTGTAAACAAACAAGTAAACTATTACGAAGTTATTGAACACGACGATGAGTGGGCAGATAAAATGAGAAGGGACTTTGGTGAAGATGAATTCGCACAAGAATTTGAACTTAAATTTGATATAAAAACAAACAACTTATTGACAGGAAGTCAATTAAAGTGGTTAAAACGTTTAAAAGATTTGTATCCATATGAATTTAAGGAACTAGAAAAAACACAATTAGATTCTGAGTTATATGAAAATTTACAGTGGAGAAAAGATTTTGATCCAAACAAAGACCTAGATCTTGCAAACGATCGATACGTAATTTCGGTGGATATTGCAGAAGGAAAAGAACCAGAAGAAAAGAAAGATAGCGATTATAACATTGCATCCATTCACCGAGTAAAATTAAAAAGTCTCGCTAAACTAAGAACATTAAGAAGAGACGAACACAAGATACAAAACATGTTTAGGCTTGAACAAATCGGTCTTTATCGAGATAACGTAAAAGATGAAGATATAATGGCTCAAGTATGTAAAGCCGTTGCATTTGATCAATTTCATGAAGATATCGTAAAAATGGTAGTCGAAATGAATTTTAATGGGAAATCCTTTTTAAAGGAATTTAATGCCCATGATAAATTTCATGATGGAACGGTAATGAGATCTTATCACACAGCCCCTGTTCCCGGAGAAAAACCACCGAAGAGAAAGGCGGGATTTAAGGTTCGTTCAGACAAAGAGTACTTTGCTAAGTTGGGTAAAAAACTAATAGGTGCCAAAACTATAATTCCCACCGAGGAGGAAACTTACTATGAATTTAATGCATTCGGAAGAACCAAACAAGGTAAGTTTAAAGGTATTGCAAGACACGATGACACTGTTATGACCGAATTGAGTTTGGCAAGGTTGTACCAAGAGCCTGAATACTTTGACTGGTTGTATGATTTTCTTGATGGACTTCCCGAATCAGCAGCTAAAAAGTATGCAATGGAAGTATTAAAAGAACCTTATGATGATAGCGAAATAAGTGATACACTGTTCACGTCCTTGTATGGAACCGAAGATGAGAAAGAGAATATCAATGAAATCTTTGACATAAACTCAAAGAAAAAATTTAGGTTCACCCCAAGTTCAACAATACGAACCCAAAATTAAAATTGCTGTTGTAGATTAATGATATATAATATAAATACGCAGTTTACTACAACCCTAAAAAGGAATAATTTGTAATTCGTATTTGAATAAATAATAAAAAATAAACAATATAATATGGCTAAGCTTGCTTTAGATTTAACTCAATTTAAGTCCGCTGGAGTTTATACGATAGAGGTTGACCAGTCAGAACGTATTACCGTTACTACACAATCGCTAAGGCTTGTTCCTGGATTTTCCGCAATAGGTCCTTTCAACACACCAGTATTTATCAGATCTACACGTGATCGTCAAAAGTTTTATGGCGATATCGATCTTAAATTAGAGAGAAAAGGATCATTTTTCCAAAGGTCAATAGACACTTGTTTATTACAGTCTCCTGTATTTGCAATAAACCTATTGGGTGGATTAAATTATGCACCTGATTCGAGTCTTGATTCTGTAGGATATATTGCATTATCAGTTGACTCAAGTATTTCTGTACAAGAAGACGATTTAGCAAACATCAAAGAGAGTAAATATGTTAATTTCTTCAACAAGGAGAGATTCTGGAAGGCGGATTCAGATTATTTACAAGGTGTTGTTTCTAATGGATATGGGGCTTCAAATGATGAATCAGCACCGTTGTTACAACTATCAAACGTTGGAACGCGTGATTTATCTTTCATTGTAATAAAAGCATCTGGTATTCAAGGATACAGTATAACCGCCAAAGATTGGTACGGAGCAGCTTCAAACATTCCTTACGAATGGATTCGTCCTTATGATTTAATGAAAGAATATTTCATACAGGTCATTGCGGTAGAAGGTGATTGGACAAACTATAACAACCTTGCAACTGACCCATTCTTCGCTGATTATTTCTCAACCGACGGTCTTCTTCCTGATCAGTTAATAAATTTCATTAACCTTCCACAGGTTAACTTGATTGGAGCATGGACTGGAACCATAATTCCTGAGTTTAGAGATCAAACTGGCGCAGATCAATACATTGAAGATATTGTTAACGCTTCAACTCCTTTAACTGGAGTTTTAATGAACGTTAACCATGAAGCACTTGATGAATTGATTTGGGACGAAGATTCTCAACAATGGGAGCTCGGCGACGGATCAGCCATTACAGCCGCACAATATGTTATTGATTTGGTTGGACATAATTTAATAGACGTTTCATCCGGAATCCAAAAACAATTCTTGAGCTATGATATAAGCATTAACGATTCAACGATTCATAGCACATTTGCTATTACACAAACTCCAGACGGTACTGGTAAAAATTTTACCCTTGATACATCTGCTAATTTGATTGGAATCGGAACATTTGTTAAGAAACATTCAGGTGGAAGCACAGCTCCTGGAGTAACACAAGTTATTGCTAAGACTTACATCGTAGATCCATCTTCTGCAACCCCAAATACCTATCAATTTGAAACAGCCGAACCAATATTTGGTTACTTATCAACAGCTACCGAAGTTTACACTCAAAAAACTATTGATGATGCGTCTGTAGCAACACACTATAAATTCCTCCAATTGGATGGATTAAAACTTACAAACAACCACTTACCTGGTTATGACACTAACGGAGCACCTAATTTA